TCCCGGCTGATAGTTATCGAGTACGCCGCCAGTCGTGTAGATCACCGGCGCTACATCAAACACGTCCTGAACTTCGCCAAAATCAAAGAAGGTAAAGTCTCTTTGAGTCTCATCAAGAATCGCTGTCTTCACTTTCTTAAGCAAAACACCGTCACCCGATGGCGTAGTTCGATACATTGTAACGCGTATCGACCCTCTTTTAAGACTTGCGTCACACCCATAGACCTTTGCACAAACCGCAGTCTTAGTAGCCGAAGTATCAACTTGAACCTGGGGAGTGGTAACTGACTCATGAATATTATTCAGAGAATCAATAAACTCATAAACGAATGAGTACGTATAAGTTTTTGCCGCAGTTAAGTTTGAGCCAAAGTTTGTTGGGATTGCTGTCAGTGTTCGGACTTCCGGGTATTCATAAAAGCCGTTCTCAACGAGGGTGTTGCCATCGTAAGAACACAAAACACCGCCGCCGACTAAGAACTGCGACCCAATATCGACACCAGGTAAAGATCTATCAGGCGAAGTGTCCATGGAGCTAATGCCAACAGAGTAGAATTGATCGCTACCAACCTGACTCGCAAGGCTGCTATCTTCTGAGTCAGTATAAGTATTACCATCAGCGACGAGTATATTTGACCCAAAAATCACATCAGTGGACTTTTTCCCATAATTAACGATTATTCTTTGGACCTTTGAAACCCCATCGAACATCTTCATGTTGTTTCGATAAACGCTTTCATAGTCAGACGCGTAATTAAGAGATGATGTTCCTGAAGGTGTACAGGCAAGCAATCGACCCTCTGTATCAATCAACGCATTAAAGGAGTTGAAACTGCCAGTGTTTCCGTTTGTTCGAGAAATATTCACAAGCGTTTTGAGACCCACGCCTGTCGCGTCCGTCCGTAAAGAAGTAGAGGAGAACTCTCTAAAACTATCAGAAATCAGTGATGCGTTTTTACAGATTGACGCAGGAGTCCCCCCAGCTGTCCTGGTGGCGCTTATGTAGAAAACCTCATGCTCCGGAGTCCGAAGCAACTCGTTATCCTCATCAAAAGTAACGCTAATTGTATAAGAGCCTCCGAGTTCAGCATTTATTGCTGTTTCAAAAGCTGTTTGTGTGCTGCTTCCGGCATCCGTAAAACCACTACCGGGTTCTATGATTGAGAAAACCGGAGCGGTCGTACCTGCGCTTTTCTGATAATAAATAACCGCTGTAGCGCCAGCCTCCGGACCCGCTAACGGTGTTGTCGTGGGCGGGTCAACAACCAAAAGACCTTCTTTCGCTGCAACTGAACTAGTAGATGAAGTAGTTATCTCTTTAATCCCGTAAGACTGTTTTGAGCCAGTCGGGTAGAGAAAAGAAGCACTCCCTCTATTGGTGTTATGAATAGTTGTCGATCCGCCGCCTGTCGTAAAACCAAAATGAGACACGGTAGTCAGAAAGATGTCCGATGCATTGGTGTTAGTGTAGCTTTGGGTGCCATTGACCAAGGTGCGATACTGAAGAGCTGCATTGGTAAGAGGGTCTGTAGAAGCAAATGCAGACAAATTATCGCGCATAAACCTATACACAACTTCATAGTTGTTAGCTTTGCCTGTCATCTGACGCGTAAAAGCCACCATCAAAGGGTGGCCACTAGACGCAAGCGAGTCCTCTGGATCGTCGTATCTAACTGTTATTGCTGCAAAATTTCCAGACCCAAAACCAAGAGCCTGCTCTGTTTCAATAGCGGTTGTCCTTGGCGTGCCGGATTCTTGGGTTACATCAACTTCATTGGTGGCGTCCCAATTTGAAGCATAACTAGAAAAGTCGTATTGATAAACTTTCGCCGTACTGGTGCTGACCGAGCCTGAGTTATAATTATAAAGACCCACATAAAGCTTTGTTTTTGCGGTATTGACATCGACTCCGATACTTGGGCAATTTTGATGAGCTTGAATATTTGCCGAAGAAGTATCTCGAAGCGTACACCAGCTTGCACTAGTGAGTACCGGTGGATTGGACCCGGAAAAGTCAAATTGCTTCGCCTTTACCGTAACGGCCCCACCTGAGTTTGTTGTATGGCTAGATACAACATAAACTTTGTTCCCCGAGTCCTCGACTAAGTGAACCGACGGCAGCGTTGAAACTTCCTGATAAAAACCACCAGTGGTTGCCCTCGGAAATGATTCAATTGAAACAGGAGACCTGTAAAACGATCCGCTCGCAACCTCCCGGACAGCCATCATAATGTAAAACTTATCACCAGATGCAGCTCGCGCAGGAGTTGTTTCGACGTACACAATTATA